AGAACTGGCTAACGTATTTGATTCACGAGCCGTTCTGACGTTATACAAGGCGATGCAGTACGACAAGTTACAGTCTGCAAAGCCGGGGATTACTAAGAAGGTTGCAGAGGCTCCGAAGGCTATCAAGCCGGGAGTATCTAAGCCAAAAGATAGTAATACTGAGGAAATTAGGAAACTTAAGTCACGGGCTAAATCCAGTGGAAGTATTCGGGATGCAGCTAATGTGTTTGAACGCTTTTTATAAGGAATTGAATCATGGCAATTTATAACGCCTACGACGCAATCGGTCAGCGCGAAGATTTGACCGACGTAATCTATGACATCTCGCCTACTGAGACTCCATTCATGAGCTCGATTGGCAAGACCAAAGCTACGGCTGTTTACCACGAGTGGCAGACCGACAGCCTTGCTGCTGCTACTACCAATAACGCTGCGGTTGAAGGTGCTGACGCTTCGGACGCAACCCTGTCACCTACTACCCGTCTTGGTAACTACACCCAGATCCTGCAAAAGACTATCAAAGTCTCTGGCACTCTGGATGCAGTGAACAAAGCTGGTCGTAAGTCGGAAAAGGCTTACCAGTTGGCTAAGGCTTCGCAAGAGCTCAAGCGCGATCTGGAAACCATCCTGCTGTCGAATCAGGGTCGTTCGGCTGGTTCGTCTAACTCGTCGGCTCGTAAGATGGGTTCGCTGTTGTCTTGGATCAAGACCAACTCATCGGCTCAGACTAACGGTGGCGATCCTACGACTATCGGTGTTTCGACTCGTACTGACGGCAATACCCGTACCTTTACCGAAGCCCTGCTGAAGGAAGTTGTGGCTGAAGTGTTTACTTCGGGTGGTTCGCCTAAGGTTCTGATGGTTGGCCCATCTGGTAAGCAGAAGGTTTCTAGCTTCACTGGTATCGGCGAGACTCGTTTCAACGTTACAGGTGCAAAGCCTTCGACAATCATTGGCGCTGCTGACATCTACGTGTCGGACTTCGGCAATATGTCGGTTGTTCCTAACCGCTTCATGCGTACCCGCGATGCTCTGGTGCTTGATCCTGAGTACGCTGCTCTGGCCTATCTGCGTCCTTTCCAGACTATCGAACTGGCGAAAGCTGGCGATGCTGACAAGACTCAGGTTCTGGTCGAAGTTACGCTTGAAGTTAAGAACGAAGCCGCACATGGTATCGTTGCTGACTTGAATATGTCGCTGTAATTGAAACAGCCCCTGACCTTATGGTTGGGGGCTTTTCTATGAGGATTTATGGACTATAGACAACAGGTTGTACATTCGGACGGTGATGGCGGTATTATCATCGAGACTAAACAGGATGTTACTGAGATACTTGAAAGTAACAAGCAACTTCTGGAGGCAGACAAGCAAAGAACCGGAAATCTTAATGAATTGCACCATATAGCTCGTATTCCTTTCACGGTCATTGATGACTTGAACAAGAAGGGGATAATGAAGGGCTTTGCAATAGTAGATGATGCGGCTTTTGCGAGTTGGCTTAATAGTTCCGATAATGCACAATGGAAAGTCTATAGGGGGACAGTATGATCGTAGGTGCTTGCGTACCAGCTAGGGATGAGGTTCACACATCGTTTGCTTTTGATTTCGCCAAGATGGTTGGCAGGGATTCAAGGCACAGATGCTCTAAGGATGGCAACGGGCTAAAGCTCTATACGATGGCAGGAACGCTGATATTCGATCAGAGAGAGAAGCTAGTAGATGCTGCTCTTGCTGAAGGATGCGATGCGATTCTGTTTATTGACTCTGATATGCGGTTTCCGTCTGACACTATTGATATTTTGTTAAGCCGTGATGTGCCGATTGTTGGAGTTAATGCAGTAACAAGACGTAAGCCGACACTGCCGACTGCGTTGAATCTAAAGATTGAGAAGGATGAGAATGGCAAGATTATTCGTCATGCTTGGCATAAGATAGATTCGATGGATAAAGAGGGCATAGAGCCTGTTACAGCGGTTGGTTTTGGTGTGGTGATGATTCGTAAGGAAGTCTTTGAGAAGGTTCCTAAGCCTTGGTTTGATGTGGGTTGGGGATCTAAGGGCATCATTGGCGAGGATGTGCATTTCTGCATCAAAGCCTTGGATGCTGGCATTCAGACTTACGTAGATCATAGTTTATCTAAGCATATTGGTCACATTGGTACGTATGAGTATCGATGGGAAGATGTAGAAGATGGCGCTATAGAGGCGCATAATAACGGGAAATAGACATGGCATTTACGAGCTACAGTGACCTAAAGACTACGATAGCGAACTACCTAGCTCGTAGTGATCTAACCTCAGTTATCCCTGACTTTATCCGGTTGGCTGAGGAGCGTCTTCGTCGTGATCTGAGAACCCGTCAGATGTTGGTCGTTGCTACGGCTGATACTGTTGCTGGTGACTCTACGGTAGGTTTGCCTTCAGACTTCCTAGAGATGCGTGATATTCACCTAAACACTAATCCTATTGCTTCTTTGTCTTACGAAGCGCCTAACGCTTTTTACGCTAACACTAGAGCTACTCAAGCTGGTTTGCCTACAACTTATACGGTATTAGCTTCAGAGTTGCAATTCTCGCCTATTCCTGATGCTGTATACACGGCTCAGATGTTGTATTACGCCAAGCCTCCGCTATTGAGTGATACCAACTCTAGTAATGTATTCTTGGCTAACTTTCCTGATGCGTTGCTTTATGGAGCTTTAGGTGAGGCTGAACCGTATCTAATGAATGATGCTAGGTTGCAGGTCTGGGCATCGTTGTATGACCGTTCTATAGCGTCTATTTCTACTGCTGACCAGTCTAGTGAGTACAGTGGTCAACCTATGTCAATGTCTTATAACGTGAGGTAAATCATGGCAGAAATGTCGAACTATCTTGAGAATGCGCTTATTAACGCTACTCTCCGTAACACCAGCTACACAAGTCCTTCGACTGTTTATGTTGGTCTTTATACTTCAGATCCTACCGATGCTAATTCTGGTACAGAAGTTTCAGGTGGTTCTTATGCTCGCACTTCTGTTACTTTTGGTGCGCCCAGTGATGGCGTTAGTACCAATAGTGCTGCGGTTGAGTTCCCACAGGCTACAGGATCATGGGGAACCGTAGGTTGGATCGGTATTTTGGATAACACTACTGGTGGTAACTTGCTTTATCACACTGCTCTGGATGTTTCTAAAACCATTGCTAGCGGAGATATATTCAAGATTTCAACTGGCAATCTGAGTGTTACATTGGCCTAAAGGTAGCTAATGTTCGGCATTAGTTCATTTGCAGAATCGCCATTTTCATCTCTTGTCTCAAGTGGGCAAGCGGTTGTTGTATATGGTTCTGCAAGTGTTAATGCTACTGCTACAGTAAGTGCTAGTGCGGAAATAGTTAAACTTGCGTCTGCTTCTGTATCGGCAAATGCAACTGTTACGGCTAGTGGCTCAATTGTTTATCTAGCCTCTGCAAGCGTCAATGCTGCTGCGACAGTAACGGCTAATGCCAATAGGATTCTTTCTGGATCTGGCTCAATATCAGCAACTGCAACAGTATCTGCTGATGCCTTAAAAATACTAAGTGGCAATGCTCAGATTAGTTCTTCAGCAACTGTCACAGCTAACGGCTCAAGGGTTGCATCTGCAGTAGGAAGTATTAACTGTGCTGCTGTAGTAACCTCAAACGGCAGTATTGTTTATCAGGGTAATGCAAGCATAACGGCTAACGCAGTAGTTAGCGCAAATGCAATAAGAGTACAATTAGGAAATGGCTCAATTTCTGCTGCTGCTACTGTCTCTGCGGACGCAATAAGAGTTAGAACAGGGATTGCAAGTGTTTCTTGTGATGTGGCAGTTACGGCAAATGGTGGTGTTCTCTATGAGGGTAACGCTGCAATAAATGCCGATGCTAACGTCAGTTGTTTTGCAAATACTGTTTTATCTGCTAACGCTACAGTTAATGCAATTGCATTATTGGCTGTTAATGGGCAAATTATTGGTTCTGAATGGGTTGATGTTGTCCCTGCTGCTAATGATTGGGATGCTCAATTTGCAGGTCAAAATGATTGGACTGCTATTAGCCCGGGTTCTGATGAATGGACAAATGTTTCTAGCTCATCAACCAACTGGGATAAAAAAGTAGCTGGATCAGACATCTGGGTGAGGCAATAAATGGCGCTTGTAGTCAAAGATAGAGTAAAAGAAACGTCTACCACTGCTGGCACAGGAACGCTAACGCTTGCTGGTGCTGCATCTGGTTTTAGGTCATTTGCTGACATTGGCAATGGCAATACAACCTACTACGCTATTGTTGATAGCACTGCTAATACTTGGGAAGTAGGTATTGGTACATACACATCTAGCGGTACTACGTTATCGCGGGATACCATTTTATCTAATAGTTCTGGCACTACATCAGCAATTAACTTTGCTTCAAACAGCAAGGATGTATTTGTAACTTATCCTGCTGGAAAATCTTTGTATGTTGAGAATTCAAGCGTTATAAGTAGCGGTGCATCTGTATATATTAACTCGCAAAGCATGACGGTAAGCACAACGATTCCTGCTGGATATAGCGGAATTTCTGCTGGCCCATTTTCTGTAAGTAGCGGTGTCACATTCACTGTTGAATCTGGCGCAAGGCACGTTGTTGTGTAAGGTTAAGAAATGACAACTATCAATACAAATACCGATGGTACAACAGCATTTGTAGTAACACCTGATACTACAGGCACATTCGTCGTTAAGACAGGTTCTGGTTCTGGTGCTATAGCAATGACGATTGATGCGTCACAGAATTCGACATTTTCTGGTGGCGTTACCGTTACTCAAGATGTGCAGCCATTTACTTCGTCTGGAACTTGGACTAAGCCTAGTTTTGGTAATTGGGTTCGCATTCAAATGTGGGGCGGCGGTGGTGGTGGAAGTCGATCCGCAACAACCACTCAAATTGGTGCTGGTGGTGGCGGCGCTTATGTTGAAATTACAGTTCCAATAGCGTCAATGGGTTCTACTGCTACGGTTACGGTTGGTGCTGCTGGCGTAGGAAGAACTGCAACTGCTGGTGTCGGTACTAATGGTGGTAACTCTGCTGTTACTTTAGGTAGCGGATCAATTGTGTATGCGAGTGGTGGACTAGGAGCCACAAATAACAATTTGGGCGGCGCTGGTGGTATTAACGGCATAGTTTTCACTACAACAGCAGTCGCTGGTAGTAGTGGTGCAAGCTCAACTGTTGCTGCTGGCGATGGCTATAGCTATGGCGGTGGTGGTGGTGGTGCAACTACAAACAATACTGGTGGCAATTGTGGTTATGGTGGCGGCGGTGGTACTCGTGGTGTTGCTGCTGGAGGAAGTTCTATATTTGGCGGCGCTGGAGGTAATGCTTCTGGTGCTGGAACACAACCCGGTGGTGGTGGTGGAGCAAGTTCGGCGATCAATACTAACGCTACTAATGGCGGTTTAGGTCAAGTAATTATTACTACGTACTAAGGTGGATTATGAGTAATTACGCGATGGTAAACAATGAAACAAACAGAGTGGATAACGTTATCGTATGGGATGGTGTTGCTGAATATTTGCCACCAAGCGGCTACACTCTTGTTGAAGTACCAGCGCCTAGCGAAACTGAGCCTACTCCCGGCGAGGGGTGGTTTTATATTGATGATGAATTTGTAGAAGTAATTACAGAATGAGGTAATTAATGGCAATGCAAAAGATTCTATTCGGAGAATGGTTGCCAGATCAGCCGGGAGTTATTGGAGCTGTTACAGAGGCAACTAATTGCTATCCGGTTACTAATGGATATTCTTCGTTTAAAGGAGAGGCTAACTTATCAGATGAAGCGGGAACAGAATTATTGCTGACATTCGCTGGTAAGTTTGCTAACTCGATTAGCTTGTTTGCTGGATCAAGTTCTAATCTTTACAAGTTTAGTACATCGGATCTAGACCTTGATGCTTTAACAACAACTGGGTATTCAAACATTGAGTTTTGGGATGTGACTCAGTTTGGTCAAAAGATGATTGCGGCTAATGGCGCTGATAAGCTCCAGTCTTATGATCTTATCGTAGGCACTGCATTTGCAGACTTAGCTGCTGCTGCTCCTACGGCTAAGTTTGTAACGGTTGTGCGTGATTTTGTTGTAGCTGCTAATGTCGATGGTGAAGAAAACAAGGTCTATTGGTCTGATATTAACGACGAGACAGACTGGACTCCCGGCGCTGCATCTCAGTCAGATAGCCAAGTATTGCCAGACGGAGGTAATGTTACTGGCCTAGCTGGTGGTGAGTTTGGCTTAGTGTTTATGGAACGTGCTATATATCGGATGAGCTATACAGGCTCTCCGTTCTTTTTCCAGTTTGACGCTATTTCTAGGTCTTTGGGCTGCATTTCTAACGGATCTATTGCTCAGTACGGCAACCTAACGTATTTCCTTGCAGACGATGGGTTCTATGTTTGCGATGGACAGAACCTAAAGAATATTGGTGAGGAGAAAGTTAATCGCTATTTCTTTGATATTGCGTCTAAAAGTGATTTGCGGGTAAAGATGTCATCTGCTATTGATCCTATTCGCAAGTTGGCTATGTGGTGTACTCCGCTACAGTCCGGAGGATTTGGATTGTTTTTATATAGTATTCCTTTAAACAAATGGTCTTACATTGAAACCACTGCGACATCGATTGCTTCTGTATTAACTGCGACAACTACGCTTGAGGACTTGGATAATTACTCTGCAAGCATTGATGCTTTAGCTGTTTCTCTTGATGATCCTCAATGGGCTGGTGGTAATTTGTTGCTTGCTGGTACATCTGGTCAAAGAATAATCACATTTGGTAATTCTTTTAAGACTGCGAGAATATCAACTGGTGATATTGATATTGGTAGGTCTATTGTTACTTTGGCAAAGCCTATTGTAGACGGTGGTAGTGGTTCTATTGCTGTTTCCAGCCGGGATAATCTTGCTGAACAAGTGGAATTTGGCTCAAGTGTGACTCCTGACGCAGAAAACCGTGTGAGCTTGCGGTCTAATGGTGAATATCATCGACTAAAACTAACTCCTACTGGAACTAACTGGAAAACTGCTATTGGCATTGAGTTTGATGTTGTTAAACAGGGTGATCGATGACTCAATTTCGTACATTACCGCCATTTGGAGGAGATGCTCGTCAGGTTTCTGAGGTTGTTCGTGGGATTATGGACGGGAAGACCAATAATACGGGTCGGATTACGTTATCTACAGGAAACTCCACTACAACTACGCTTTACGATGAGCGTATAGGCTTTGACAGCCTGATATTCTTGGTTCCTGTATCTAATGCTGCTGAGGCTGATTCAGCGCCTTATGGAGCGTTTCAGGACTCTACAGATCAGACTGCTGCTAGCACAACAGCAGCCTATGCTATTGCATTAAATACAACAGACTACTCTAACGGTATTTATGTTTCCAATACTTCCCGAATAAACGTCAGGAATTACGGCATATATAACATCCAGTTTTCATTGCAATACAAGAATACGACGAATGACGGTCAGGACGTAGATATTTGGTTTAAGAAGAATGGGACTAATGTTACTGGCTCAAATAGCCGGTTTCACATGGTAGCTAGAAAAAGCACTGGCGATCCATCTCACTTAGTTGCTGCAATGAATTACTTTTTGGAAATGAACACTGGTGATTACGTTGAGGTTATGTGGAGAACAACTGATACTGGTGTTTCATTAGAGCAATATCCAACAAGCTCAAGCCCAGATAGACCTTCAATTCCTAGCGCAATTATTACTGTTAGCTATATCGCTCCTTCAGCAACATCTAATGTGTATGTTTCTAGCCAACAACAAGGCCAAGCAACGATAAGTCATTGGGCTAATAACACTGCGGATAAGACATACGGTTATATAATCGTCGGATGACAGAATTTAGATACATACCTGTAGACCAACTAAGAAACTGGTGGCCTAGTATTCGCACTGGTTTGGACAAAATTAAGACACTTAGTCCAGAAAATTGGATACCTGAAGATGTATACACAGATTGCTTTAACCAAAAGGCAATGCTGTGGGTAGCTTTAGAAAATAATCATTTTGTAGGTTTCTTTATCCTACAACCTATGGGCGAAACTATGCACCTATGGGCTGCTTGGACGTTAGAAAATAATTATCAAATTGTTGAATCTGGATTAAAATACATAAAAGACATCTGCCGTCAAGGTAATGTCAAATATTTAACTTTTTCTAGCCATCGTGTTGGCTGGCAACGTAGGGCGAAACAACTCGGTTTCCGTCCTAGACAATGGATTTGCGAGGTGTAATATGGGCGGCGGTGGCAATCAAACAAGCACATCAACGACTAGAATTGATCCAGCAATTAGACCGTATGTTAAATATGGTCTAGAAGAAGGCAAGCGCCTTTACGAGTCTGGTACGCCTACATTCTTTCCCGGTCAGACCTACGTTTCTCCTTCTGAAGCTACTCAATCAGCACTTAATATGGCTCAGGAACGGGCTATGGCGGGTTCTCCGCTGGTTCGTGCTGCGCAGCAAGAGCAATTAGCTACGATTCAAGGGCGAGGCGTTAATCCATTCCTAGAGGGTGCTCTGACTGGTGTTAATCGTCAGGCTAGAGAAGCATTTACTGAAGGTGTGCAAGGTCTGCAATCCAAAGCCTCATCTATGGGTCGTTACGGGTCTGCTGCTCAAGGTCAACAAGAGGCTCAGGCTCAAGACATATTTGCTAGAGCATTGGCAGAGCAAGGCGGTCAACTGGCTTACGGATCCGCTGAAGCTGAACGTGCTAGGCAGATTGCTGCTAGTCAGGCTGCTCCAGCAATGGCTCAGGCTGACTATGCTGATATTCAGAAGTTGCTGACAACTGGTCAGGCACAAGAACAGTATTCATCGGCTGAACTGCAAGACGCAATTAATCGCTTTAACTTTGAGCAGAACTTGCCACAGATGAAACTTAGCCAATTTGCTAACTTGTTTGGTAGCGTTCCACAAGGCGGTCAAACTATCCAGCAAGCTACTCCATCAGGAGGTAAATAATGTCTGGTAAAGGAGCAATGATTGGTGCGGCTGTAGGGGCTACTTACAATGCTGCTAGAGGTAAAGATCCAGTTAAGGGAGCAATGGTTGGTGCTGCTATTGGTGGAACAGGCGGTACTGTTGCTAATATTCCCGGCTTGGCTTCTTCTGGAACTACTGCAGCCACTACTACTGCTGCTGGCACTGCTGGCACTGGTAGCGCATTAACTGGCGCTGGTGCTTCTACTGCTGCTAATACAGCGTTTATGGCTCCTGCTGGTGTTAATCCCGGCACTGTCATTGGTGCTAGTCAAGGTGCTGGTTATACTTCTGCTGCTGTTCCTAATACTATTTTTAGCACTCCATCTCTTGTTAATGCAAGCCAGCCTTTAAGTAGTGCTGCTGGTCAGACTGCCGCACTTGAAAAACCATTGACCTACGGAATGCCGGGTGTTGAGTATGGTCAAGGCGGCACGCCTACGGTTATGGAAAGATTCGGTCAAGTTGGTCAATTTGCTCAAGAAAACCCATCTCTTACGCAAATGGCTGCTCAAAGTGCACAGAAAGCATTGCAAAAACCACAGGCTGACATGGCTCCTGCTGGTCAAGTAAGTCGTGGTCAGATTCAGCCAATGGATTACATGGGTCTGCTAAATCCACAGGAAAGCACAGTTCTTAGACCGCAACCGATTTCCCTATTAGGGTGATATATGGCACTTACAGATTACATTCCTAATGTCTTTGGTCAAGCGGCTCCTAGCTATTTGCAGGGTTTGCTTGGCGCTGAAGAAACTCAGAACTTGCAGAATCGAGCTAATGTTCAGGGGTTGCTAGGTGCTGGTCTGGCACTGGCTCAAGGCATGAGCCGTACTGGCCCACGTCGCTCTGCTGCTGAGAATATCTTAGGTGCATTGGCTGGCGGTTTTGGTGCTGCTGGTGGTGCTTACGATCAGGGTATTAAGAATTACGTTACGCAGCAACAAATTGCACAGACTCAACTCGCACAAGGTCAAGCTGTAAGCAAACTAAGAAGTATTGCTGAAGCTAAAGCAAAATATCCAGACTTGGCTCCTCTATTTGATATTGATCCCGGTGAAGCGACTAAACAAGTCATTAGCCGCGAAAGAGCAAAGATGTACGGCTTTGGTGGTGAAACTACTCAGGCTCCTGCTCAAATGCCAGCACAAGATCAAACTCAAGTTGCTCCTCAAGGTCAATTGCAGCCAGCACAGGCAGTGCCAATGGTTGACCAAGTTAGTGTTGCTAAAGCTAATGATGCAAGAAGAAAAGCCGCATTAGCCATTTCTCTTGGAGATAAAGATACTGCAACTTTCTTCCAAAATGAGGCAGAGAGACTTGATCCCAAAGAGCAACTATTCTTTAGAGATGGCAGACTAATATCGAGTAAGCGCGGTGAACTTGCTAATTACGGTGGTGGAAAAATCCTAACTGATGCAGAAGCTACGAGCTTTGGGTTAGATCCTACTCGTGGTAAGTGGACTATGAAAGACAATATCCCATCTTTGGTTAGCGGAACATCCAAAACTAAGATATTGACACCTCAAGAAGCTAAAAATCAAGGTTTAGATACAACTGGTGGAAAAACTTACCAAATTGATCCAAATGGGAAAATTGACCTAATTCAAGGTTCAGCCACAACTGTTACAAGAACATTGACATCTGATGAAGCTAAGAATCTTGGCTATCCAACTGATCGAGGTCAAGTTTATCAAGTTGATGCAAATGGAAAAGTTGATCTTGTTCAAGGAACAATGATTGATAAAGAGAAGTTTACTGGTGACTACGCTAATCTTGCCAATACAATGTATGGCACATCAGACATCAATAAACTTAGCGCAGATCAACGTAAAAAGGTTGATGCAGAAGCTGAAAGACGAGGTATCTCAAAAGCTAAAGCAGGTGCTAGCACAATTTACACTGGTCAACTCAGCAAACCAGCGGCTGGAGAAGTTGAAAAGCAAGTAATTACTACTGCTGACGCTGTTACTCGTTTAAATAATATTCAGTTTTCTTATAAGCCACAATATCAAAACATTGGGTTTAGAACAAAACAAGCATGGAATACGCTTAGAGATAAATACGTTGGTTTGCCAGAGACAGATAAACGGCAACTTGCTGAATATTCGCAATATCGTCAAAATGCTTTGCAGAACCTTAATCAAACCATTAAAGACATTACTGGTGCGGCTATGGGAGTTCAGGAAGCAGAACGAATTATCGCTACTTTACCTAATGCTGGATCGGATATATTTGGCGGTGACAGCCCTACAGAGTTTGAAGCAAAATTAAATAATGCTATTCAGCAAACAAAATACGCTCTTGCTCGTAAGCAATATTCATTAAGAAAAGGCTTGAATTGGGAAAACACTCCTTTGGATAAAATACCATCAATAGTTCAGGCTCGTGGTAAAGCTATTGCACAGGAATATAATCTTGATCCTAATAAGCCAGCAGATTTAAATACAATTAACCGTCAGTTGGCGGCTGAGTTTGGCGTATCATTTTAAGGTGAATCATGGCTGAATTTGATTATGCAGGTCAGTTTTTTGCCAATAAGCAGCAGAAGTCACCAGAAACTACTGATGACTTTGATTATGCGTCTGCTTTTTTTTCTGGTCAAAGAGCTACATCTGGTCAGCAAGCTGGATCTGGACAATTTCCAGAGCTAGGGCCAAAGCCTATTTCTGATCCATCTCGTGCTGCTGGTTTTACTACTTCTCTTGTTGGCGGTATTCCTACTGATAAACAAGCAGCTATTAAGTATTTTGCTGAGAAGCGCGGTATTCCTGTTACTCGATACACGATAGTTGATGGCGATATAGCGTATCAGGCTGATGACGGTAAATATTACAAAGAGATAGCTGGCCCGGCATCTACAGCGGCTTACTATGCTCCTGACGTTGCTGAGATGGTTCCGGACATTCTTGCTGGTGTGGTATCTGCTCCACTTACATTAGGTGGCCCACTAGGCGTAGCAACTGCTTCAACATTTACTGGCGGAGTTGCTGCTGGTACTAATTATGCCCGTCAACTGCTTGGTGGATTAATTGGTGGTCAGCAAGTTAATCCGACTGAAGTTGCTCTTTCTGGTGTTCTTAGTGGTGCTGCTGAACTCGCTCCTGCTGTACGTAAGGGTTTTGTTGAGCGTAGAACAGCTAGAGACATTGCACAAATGAATGTGCCTATGGTTGAGTCATTGAGAGCTAAAGCAGGTCGTTTAGATATTCCATTGACTCCTGCTGAACTTACTAGCCTTGCGTCTTTGACATCACAGCAAAAAGTGCTGACAAATGTTCCTGAATCTCAGGTAAAGATGCAGCAGTTTTACAGAGAACGTGAGAAGAAGGTTCAACGTGCTGTTAATGATTATCTTGGCGGCATTTCAAAGATTCAGGATCAGGCAGAAGCTGGATCTATGGGATTTGATGCGCTTCAGGCTACAAAACAGCAACTTATAGAAGAACGTAGACTTGCTACAGAGCCTATTTATGAGAGCGCATTTGCTGCATCTGTTCCTGTTAATACTGCTCCTGTAATTAGCAAAATAGATAATTTCCTTAAAACACAACCTGCTAATGGTCGTGCTGCTAGTTACCTTAAAAAGATGAAAGGTCTTTTTGAGAGAGAAGTACCAGCATTAGATGAGGCAGGTCAGGAAATAACTAAGAAAGGCATTGAGAATAGGCTTCCTGTATTGCAAAACATTAAGTTTGAGCTTGACGCGATGTTTAATGAAGATGCGTTTAAGTCACTTGATAAAAAGATTCAAGGCAATTTAACAGAGATTAAGAATACATTGGTTCAGCAGATGGGTAAAGATAACCCAGACTACATTTCTGCTAATGCTGAATTTGAAAGACTTTCTAAGCCATTGGAGGAATTCAATAAGCGAACCACTGGCTCGTCATTGCTGCAAATGTCTCAGGATAATCTAAAGAATTTCTCAAGCAGAATATTCGAAAACCCAAGTCCTGCAACTGTTAAGTATGCCAAAGATCAGATCATCAAAGGTGGTGGTCAAGAAGCATGGGATGCTGTTGTACGCTCATATCTTGATGATGTTTGGGGACAGGCTAGAAAGCCAAGTAAGACGCAGCAAGGTGAGAAGTTTGACACTGGTAATACTTGGCAGAATATTCTGCTTGGCGATGTAAAGACAAAAGCAGCTATGCGTGTTGCTTTAGGCCCAACTCAGTACAAGGCATTGACTGACTTGGCAGAGGTATTACAGGCTGCTGGTAGCGTTAGAAAGCTAGGCTCTGATACTGCATTTAACCAGTTGGTTACTGAAGAACTAATGAAGAACCCACCTGTTACTAGCATTACAACAGGTGTTGCACGCGCTATTGGTGGGATTCAGTTAGATCAACCAGCAAAGGCGCTTTCTGACTGGGCTATTAAGCGCGATGCGGCTGCTAATGCAGATAAAATAGCTAGCATTATTACAAGCCCTGACGGTATTTCTAGATTGAAAGAACTTCGTCAAATGTCTAAGACATCAGCAAAGTATTGGGCTGGATTAAGTCAACTTATGTCTGATTACGGTATGTTTGAAACTAGGGATTAAATCATGGCAAAGAACAAGATTAGCGAATATAGCTCTACTGCTGCAAATAATACTGATATTGCTGGTATTAACATAGCAGAGGGTTGCGCTCCGTCTGGCATTAATAACGCTATCCGTGAGTTAATGGCGCAACTTAAAGATCAGCAAGCAGGTACTGATGGAGATAACTTTACGGTAGGTGGTGGGTTTACTTCTGTTGGTGCTGCTGTATTTTCTAGCACTGTGGCTATTGCTGGTGCTTCTACTATTGGTGGTGCTTTAAATGTCGGTGGCGCTTTAAGTATTGGTGGTGCTTTAACCGCAAGCGGTAATGCTGTTCTTTCTGCTAACGTAACATTAGGCGCTGCGACTACAAATACAGTAACCCTTAATTCTGCCACTATTGTTGCTCCTACAGAACTATCTATTAGCAGCACAGGTGCAATTAAGTTGCCTTCTGGTACTACTGCGCAACGTCCTACTGGTACGGCTGGTCAGATTCGTTACAACAGCACTATTCCTCGTTATGAGGGTTATGTAAACGGTGCGTGGGGTGCTTTGGGTGGTGGGGCTACTGGTGGAGGCACTGATACCGTATTCGTAGAAAATAGCCAAAATGTTACTGTTGACTATACAATAACGGCTAATAAGAACGCTATGTCTGCTGGTGATATTACTATTAATACTGGCGTAATAGTAACTTTGCCAACGGGTAGCCGTTGGGTCATAGTTTAAGGGGTAATTTATGGCATCTTTAGTCATCTCAGGAAGCTCATCCGGTTCGGTTACGGTATCGGTTCCTGCTGTTGCTGGCAGTAATACGCTAACTTTACCTGCTGTTACTGGTGGTGTTGCTGTAACTCAAAGTGACAAAATAGGCTACTACAGTGGTCTTGGCGGCACTGTTACTCAAGCCACCTCAAAGTCAACTGGCGTTACTTTAAACAAACTAACTGGTCAAATAACACTGAGCAATGAGGCTTTGGCTGCTGCTGCTGAGGTGACGTTTACCGTAACAAATTCTACTGTTCAAGCTACTGATTGCGTTGTAATCAATCATGCTAATACAGGAACTGCTGGTGCTTATATTGTTTCAGCAAATAGCATTGCCTCTGGATCATTCGCGGTGACAGTTTCAAATTCAAGCGCAGGTTCGTTATCTGAGGCTATAGTTTTAAACTTTATCGTAATTAAAGGCGTATCTTCTTAAGAGGTAATCATGGCTGGAACTATCGTAGCAGATAACATACAAGCAGCATCGTCTAGTACGCTGGTGCTAAAGAACGGTGTAGCCAATACGCCACCAACGATTCAGGATAGCGCTGGTACGCAAATTGGTACGTTCTGTCGTGCGTGGGTAAACTTTGACGGTACAACGAACACGGGCGGATTTTGTACGATTCGCGGGTCATTTAATGTGACTTCAGTTGCAGATAATGGGTCTGGCAATCAAACGGTTAATTTTGCTAACGCAATGCCAGACGCTAATTATTGCGTTACTTTGGCTAGTGGTCTTGGTACTCAAACAGCAAGATATACTGTCATTGCTGCAGCCCCTACAACTAGCGGAGTTACTGTTGGAACAGCGTCAGTAACTCCAGTATTTAACGACAGCGATTATGTTTCTGTTGCTATCTTCCGTTAAGGACAACCATGAAACTTATTATCTACCCTAACAACAATGACGGCATTTGCATCCTGACTCCTGCTCCTGAGTGCGGTCTGACTATCGAAGAAATCGCTGCTAAAGACGTACCTGCTGGCAAGCCTTGGAAGATTGTAGATTCTGCTGACATTCCTGCTGACCGTACATTCCGTAATGCTTGGACTGCTGACTTTACTGAGGTGACTGAATGATTACGATTGACTTCGCTAAAGCACAAGCGATTACCAAAGACCGGCTACGTGCTGAACGTGCGCCACTGCTAGCTGCTCAAGATGTGGCATTTCAACGTGCGCTAGAGTCTGGTGGCGATACGGCTGCGGTTGTGGCTGAGAAACAGCGTCTACGTGATGTAACTAGCCAAGTAGACACTTGCACTACTTTAGATGAATTGAGGGGCTTAAGCTGCGCTGCGCCAGTAGTTGAACCTGTAGTCGAGCCTGTAGTCGAGCCTGTAGCCGAGCCTATCGTTGAAGGAGAAGCATAATGTCCGTCATCATTAACGGTAGCGCAGGAGTTACTACGAACAGCGGTGCTGTGTATGATGGTATCCAGCGTGGTACTGCTGTTACTGCATCGGGCACTTCGGTCGACTTTACGTCGATACCATCGTGGGTAAAACGCATTACGGTGATGTTTAGCGGCGTGAGTACGAACGGAATCTCACCGATTCTTATACAACTTGGCGATTCCGGCGGATTTGAAACTACTGGGTATTCATCTTCCGCAGTTCGAGTAGGCGCGTCTAGCTCGTCATATTTAACTTCTACCGCTGGGTTTTTGGTACAAGACAGCACGATTGCAGCTAGTCTTTATAATGGCGCAGCAACAATACTTTTTATTGGGTCAAATAATTGGGCGCAAACTAGTTTTGTATCCTCCCCTAGTGCTAGTAATTCTGGAAATACCGGAGCTGGCTCAAAAACCCTCTCCGATACACTAGACCGCGTTCGTATCACTACCGTCAACGGCACAGACACCTTTGACGCTGGCACAATTAACATTCTCTACGAGTAATGTATGGAAAAGCTACCTTTAACAGACGATCAAATTGAAGCTATAGCAGAGCGTGCTGCTGAAGTAGCTTTCAAGAAGATTTATGAAGAAGTTGGTCGTTCTGTCGTTAAAAAAATATTCTGGATTGTAGGTGCTGGTGCATTAGGCCTATTGTTCTGGATGGCTGGGAACGGAACGCTGCCCAAATGATAGAAGTCGCTACAGCCCTGATGGTCATCAAAGGGGCTAAGGCTGCTTTTGATGTCGCTAAAGAAGCGTTTGACGAGATCAGAGAATGCGCTGAGGCTGGTAAGTCTGCTCATGAATCATTAGGAGCGCTTACCAGTTTTTTTTCGTCTGCTGGTAAGGCAGAAGAAGGCATAGCACATGCTAAAGAACTCCAAGAGAACCCACCAGAAGGCCAAGAAGATAGCCGCAGTGACTACGAGATAGTCATTGAGATGATGGTCGCTGAGAGGCAGCTAAAGCAGTTCTATAAAGACCTTAAAGAGATGTTTATCTACCAGTTTCAGGAGCCCGGTCTATACGACGAGTTCATGGGTCGGCTAGAGAAACTTAGGGCAGATCGTAGGCAGAGAGAAGTAGACCATAGGCTGCATCTCAAGGCTTTGGAGATGGCTGCTAGACGAGAGAAGGCTAAGAAGGTTCAATTTATACAAGATATGTTTGCTATAGCACTTGGTGGCATAGTTTCTATACTGATAATAATTGGTATTGTTTGGATGTTTACTTTGGGGGATTGATGCTTACTCTGTTATCTACTTTTACATCGTTTTTAATTGGCGGCTTGCCAAAGATACTCGACTTCTTTCAGGATAAGTCAGATAAGAAACACGAACTAGAACTGGCTAAAGTCCAGATTGAGCGTGAGTTAGCTCTGGCTAAAGAAGGTTATGCAGCTCAACAGCGTATCGAGGAAGTCAAGCTAGACGAGATAAAGGTACAGTCTGCGTCTGATGAGAAAGTGGCGCTAATTGGCGCTCAACAGGCTGAATTACAGGCTATTTATGCTCACGATATAAGCCTTAATGAAGGCACTAGCCAATGGATGAAGAATCTACGGGCTTCGGTACGTCCTGTGATTACTTATGGCTTCTTCTTCCTGCTGTGTGCTTTGGATGCGGTTCTGGCTTATAAGGGCTTTGAGGCTGGCGTATCGTTTAAAGAGATGGCGGATCAGCTCTGGGATGATGAGACTCAGGCTCTGTTTGCTTCTATCATAGCGTTTCACTTTGGCGGTCGGGCTTTTGGCAAATGATTAGTGACAAAGCCTTAAAGATGATTAAGCATCATGAGGGGGTAAGGAATAAGCCTTACCGCTGCCCTGCTGCTTTGTGGACTATTGGCGTAGGTCATGTTCTGTACCCAGAGCAGGGTAACCTTAAGATGCCAGAGCGCTTATCTTATCCACTAAAGATAGAGCATTTTCGCAAATTCTCTAATGAGGAAGTCGATGAGATTCTTAAAGCCGATCTTGCTCGGTTTGTACGAGGCGTATCCAAGTATTGTCCTGTTGTTGCTAGTCAAGGCCAGTTTGATGCGCTGGTCAGTTTTGCCTTTAATGTAGGGCTAGGCGCTTTGCAAAGAAGTACGCTACGACAGAAGCATAATCGAGGCGATTACGAAGGTGCTGCTCAAGAGTTCCTAAAGTACACAAAAGGCGGTGGAAAGGTATTACCCGGCCTTGTAAAGAGGCGTAATGATGAAAGAGCCATTTATTTAGGAGGCTAGCATGAAGAAACTTGCTGTTGTCTTATCGCTAATTAGTTGTTATAGTTTTGCAGAAGAAGCGGCAGGTTTCCAGAACAATGCAGGTGGCTGGACGGTAATCACGACTAGAGACCAGTATTGTGGCGCTAGAGGAATGAACGATGGCTATGCCTTTGGAACTGAATCTTATGTTCGGTTTTGTTGGACACGAAGAAGTAACGCAATTCTAGTAGTCTTTGAAGACGGTAAAAACGGAACTTGGTCGGTTGATTCATTTCAATTGTTGGCTTCTGAACCTGAGTACAAAAGCAATAAACCATAATGACCAATAAAATACCTGAAGACTGTATGCCAGCTTGTCAGTCTTGCTCATTCTTTGACATTGAGCCTAAAGAAGACCTTGGGCTATGTAGACGTTATCCTCCGGTACTAATCAACATGGGAGATAGCGATTTTGATAGCACCTTTCCAGTAGCAGCAAGGGATGACTGGTGCGGCGAATTCCATCGTTTTTCTAATTAGAGGGGATCATGCGAAAACCATCTTGCACAGAGCAAGAATTTATTGCTTTGTGGAATAAACACGGATCGGCAACAGAAGTAGCAAAAATCTTAGGCGTTACGGAAAGAAATGCTCATACAAGACGAAGACGAATTGAAAAAGAAAATGGGATTATCCTTAAAGGCGTAGCAAAGAATAGCCCTGACTTTAAAGTAACGTACCCAGAGAACAATGTACGGGTCAACGTAGAGTTACAGAATGGCATTATTATCGTAGGATCTGACTGCCATTACTGGCCGGGCATTATCAGCACTGCTCACCGTGCATTCGTAAAGATCATCAAAGATTTAAAGCCAAAGATGGTCGTTATGAATGGCGATGTATTCGATGGGGCTAGCATCTCCCGTCACCCAGTATCAGGATGGGGCTCTACTCCTAGCGTAAAACAGGAGCTAGAAGCCTGTCAGGATCGTCTAGAGGAGGTCGAGAAGGCTGCAAAAGGCGCTTCCCTTAACTGGACATGGGGTAACCACGATATGCGCTTTAACGCTCGTTTAGCGGCTCAGGTAGGTGATACTTGGCGAGGCGTAGAAGGCATGAACCTGACTGACCATTTCCCTCGCTGGAAGTTCTCAACCAGCATTATGGTCAATGACACCACAATGATTAAGCATCGTTATCATAATGGCATCCATGCTGTTTACAATAACACGATGAAGGCTGGCATTAGTGTAGTTACAGGCCACTTACATAGCCTTAAAGTTACGCCTTGGTCTGATTATCGTGGGGATAGATACGGTGTAGATACAGGTACGCTGTGTGACGTTGACGGTAACCAGTTTGAGTATTCTGAAGACAACCCTAAGAACCATCGATCAGGCTTTGCAGTTCTAACCTATGTTGATGGGAAGATGTTGCCTCCAGAACTATGTCAGGTTTGGGACGATGACCACGTAGTGTTTAGAGGCCAGTTGATAAAGGTCTAAGAAGACTAACCGGGTGCGTAATAATTTGTTCTTTCTTACGTGCCCGGTGTAACCTTTGTCTTTCTTTATTGGACATTCTAAACCGCTTTAAATCCTTGCCTTCTCCCCACCTAATTACCATTGTTGCATCACGCCCCATTCTATCGGGAAGCCAGTCGCATACGTGAACTAGCTTATGCTTCTTAAACGTCCTGATTAGCTTGCTGATGGTTACTATGTGTAGGCCGGTTTCGTCTGCTATTTGCTGAAATGTAGCATCATTACTTAGTAAGAATTTAATCGCTAGAGCGTAGGTTTCCTGATTTACTTTGTTCATTATTAATAGCTCTATTGATGTACCACTGGGCTTTTAGCAGATCCTTGAGTTTGTCTTCCTTCTTACCTGCCCGTGATATGTATTTAACTGCATTGCCTAGATGAAAATCTAATCCTTTGGCTTCAATAAAATCAATGGTTTCAATACCACCATCGGTATAGTGTGCTGGATTATTAATTTGATCCATCTTTTACGAAGACTCCATTCTTATTGAGGTAGCCCTTACGGTCTTTAATCTCGTTATAGGCTGATTGTAGGCAGTGGGTAAGATTTACGTCTTCTAAAGCCCCCACCACAATAAGACAAACAAGCACATCACCAATGCCATCAACAATAGCAGGTCTATCCCGTTTAATAATGGCATCTGCTAACTCCCCCATCTCTGAGACTGCTTTGAGCATCTGTGTTTTAGAGTCTGAGTTAGCGATGATTCCTCTAGCTTCAGCCCATCGAATTACTTCTAATTCTGTGCCATTCCAGCTCATTTAGACAGTTCCTTAATCTCAGCAATAGGCAGTCCGAATACTTCATGGATAGCAATCATCATCTCTGCTGAGACTTTAGCCTTACCGTTACGCAGTCGGCTAATTACTGGGGCAGCTACACCTAGCTTAATGGATAGCTGGCGGTCGTTTTTAATGTCAAAGCGTTTTTGCAGTTCATCAAGAATCACGTATTTCTCCTATGGTTGACCAACACGACTGAGGACTGGCTATCTAGCTTGTCTCATCCAGAGTTTCCTAGGACTGCTGGCTATCTTTTGGCAAGCCTACTAAGTCTTGCGGACTCGGGCTCCAATCCTCATGCGTCTTGGTGCAGGGTCACTAGAGAAAGTGGCTAGCCCCTGCTGCCGGTGTTACTCGCCACTACCGGCTTGGCGTATTAGGTGGGTACTCGCTACACTGGAGGTATGGCTAACTGAATTTCGATAGCCCCGTGTTACCAGCATCCGCTTTCCCCATAAAGGTGGCCTTACTCGCTACGTCTGTGGCTGGCAGTGATTAGATTCCAGCTACCCATTTCACAGCATCCGCTTTTAGGCCGTAAAGGTGGAGATACTCACAAGCTAAGATGAACTGACCAAAGCTCTCCGCTTGCTTTCTCTCCGTAGATCAGAACGGAACAGAATCGTTAAAATCTTCTTCCGGCATTGGTTTAGCTTTAGGCTTTGCTGCATCTTTAGGCTTAACTGACAGACTAAAGAACTTTTTACCGTCTTTGCTAGATTCTTTAATCCATGCAGACAACCAGTAATCAGTACCGTCTACGTTAAGTGAGCCAGAGTATTCTGGGTGATTGTCTGCTGTCTTGTTCAGATTCTTAGACAGAATGCCGCGATTAGTATTATCGAAATTGCTCATATTTACCTTGTAGTGTATTTTTTAATTGCTGCCCGTTGCTTACTATCCAACAGACTCCAAAGGGCGGTTTTAGAATCTGCGTCTAACTCTGATTGTTCAATATACTCAACAGCACCAGCAACATCATCCATTGATAGCAATGAAATCACATTGACACCAATGCTGCGGATAGCTTCCTGTTCCTCGCTGGTCATGCTGTCAAATACGTCTTTAGTAATTGGCTTGGCTGACTTAGGCGATTCACTGCCTGTTGTAGCGTCTAGCGCATCATGCTCTACGATCTCCAGAGCAGTAACGTAAAGGTATCTACGTGAGTACGTCTCTACAGCACCGAGGTTCTGGATCGGATGACAGCCCTTTAGATTGGCATCAGCCATCGGGCTAGTAAATGTAATAGCCCCACCAGTATCAGTATCGACAATGCGTAAAGTAGCCAATTCTTTATCAAAGCTGATAACTGAGCAGAGTCCGACTTCATAGAATATAGAGTTAATGGTTGGTAAAAAATCGCCTAACTCAAAGTATTGATACCCGGCAAACTTATTGTGGCCTGACTTCTTTAGTGGTGCTGCTTGTAACATCATCCTAGCTTTTTGCAGCTTGATATAAACAGACATTATTTACCCTTTATTGAATTTTTTATACTGCATAATATTGAATTGCCGAACTTCCTGAACAGGCTGTACCGGCTTAACCTTAGCTTGCTGCTCCTTACGAATCTTCGCAAAGGTCTTAGCAATGTTTGTATTAGACGCAGTAACATATTTGAATGATGGGTCTAGTATGGATTTACTCATATTGAACAAGAGATAATGTAAAGAACGATCATTATTACACCACAGAAAACTGGATGTCTAGCAAACCAGTC